CTTTATACTTGTCATAAATATACATGTAAGGCCAATCAGAGAGGCCGTAGATGTTCATGCCTGCCACGTTCTCATAACTTTGCAGAAACTCTCGTGTTTCAGACATGGAATCGAACTGCATCTTGCCGACATATTCACCTTTGAGGTTCTTATGTTCAGTTTGTGCACTTGCTTGAACGAATAAATAAGGTTTGTATTTCACAGAAAACTTGACAGGTTTGCCGTCAGATATTCCGCGAACTAAAATTTGATTTCGATGACGAGTAACATTGGTATAAAAATTCATTGGATCTCCAGTATCTGGCCGCATTATTAGTTATACCCTAAAACCCAAATAAAGTACATAGCAAAAGGCGATAATAAATGAAATTAACTGAACATTTTTCTTTGGCAGAGATGATTGTTTCTCCTACTGCAAAAAGACTCGGACTTAGTAACACTCCAACTCCAGAACACATTGAGAACATGCGTTACTGCTGCGAAAAGATTCTCGAACCAGTTCGTAATCACTTTGGCAAACCAGTTCAAATCAACTCGTCTTATCGTGCACCGTTGGTGAACAAGGCAGTCGGCGGTTCGAAGACATCACAGCACGTCAATGGCCAAGCGATCGACTTCGAAATTCCTGGTATTGACAACAAAGTTGTTGCGGATTGGATCGGCGACAATCTCGAATTTGACCAAGTAATTCTTGAGTTCTATACAAAGGGCGATAAGAATTCTGGCTGGGTTCACGCTTCGATTAAGAAGGGTGGTGGCAATCGTAAGATGCGTATGATCGCTACGAAGTCGAAGGCAGGCGGAACCGTCTATACAACGGTCGCTGACTTTGATCCATCGACGACAAAGGCTGCTGGGGCTCCTTCAATTGCCACAGCGCCAAAGCAAGCGCCTCCTCAGTCGTCTCCGGCTGCTCCTTCAAAGGTATCAGGTCTTGGTCCATTAGCTGCTCTCCAAACAAAATGCGGCATTACTGCCGACGGTAAATGGGGACCTGGCACATATAAGGCAGCAAGAGATTACTTCAAGCTGACAAATAATCAAGCAGCGCACTTCTTCGGTCAGTGTGCGCACGAGTCAGGCGGGTTTAAGGTGTTCTCCGAGAACCTGAACTACTCAGATAAGGGACTCAACGGCATCTTCAAGAAGTATTTTCCTACGATCGCTTCGACCGCAGGTTATGCTCGTAAGCCAGAAAAGATTGCTAACAAAGTGTATGCTAATCGGATGGGGAACGGATCAGAAGCCTCTGGAGATGGTTGGAAGTGGCGTGGTCGAGGCCCGATCCAACTGACCGGGAAAGACAACTATACAGCTTTTGCCGCTGACGTAAAACGTCCTGACGTCTTGACGAATCCTGATCTTGTGGTTGGTGAGTTGGCTTTTGAGTCTGCATTATGGTTCTTCCGTAAGAATGGATTGCTTGCAATTGCAGACAAAGGTGTAACCGATGCGGTGATCACTCAAATCTCGAAGAGAGTGAATGGCGGTACACACGGTCTTGACGATCGTTTAAAGAAAACAAAACAATACGCCAATTGGGGATAAATTGAAGGGGAGCGAAAGCTCCCCTTCTTTTTACTTAGTTTTACCTTCTGCCAAGAATTCGGCAGCTTGCGACGGATACTCGGTATCTTCGTCGTCGATCTTTATCTTCTTCGGCTTCTTGTGCTCAGGAATAATAGCTTCCAAAGCAATCTTCAGAATACCATTCAGAAGAGATGCACCACGAATCTCTACGTTATCTGCGAGATTGAACGTGCGAGTGAATGGACGGTTAGCGAGTCCTTGATAAAGGAATGCTGGCCATGTCCACTCTCCATTTGACCCCTGTTCTGCAGGTTCACCAGACTGAACATTACCTTTAATGATGAGCTTATCATCTGCAAGTTCGATTTCAAGATCTTGCTTACCGAAGCCAGCAACAGCCATCTCGATAAGATACTTGCTCTCATCAATCTTCTTGATATTATATGGAGGATAGTTTTGTTGAGCGGCCTTTAAGGTCTGCTCTGTTGCTTCAGAAAGTTTCTTGACGATTGGATCAAATCCTACAAAGAAACGATCAAAGGCTTGAGTTGAATAAAATTCTTTCATATTTTGCTCCTTATTAAGCGAGATTAAAGTTTGTCACCCATTAGGCGTGACAGTTTTATTTATAAGATAGAGTTGAACTCCAGCTTCTAAAAACATTTGTTTTGTGACATGCCAGTGAAAATGTTCGACGTCTTCAACTGGCTCATACGATACCACCTTCGTAATTCCCTTCTGAATGATACTCTTGGCGCATTCGCTGCACGGTAGAAGAGGACTATAAAGTGTACAGCCTTCGACAGACAGTGGCGCATTGTCGAGCGCGTTCCGTTCGGCATGAGCTACGAACAGATGCTTCGTAGGCCTATCGTTGTATCTCTCTGCAAGATCTTTTACACCACGAGGAAAGCCATTGAAACCAAGCGAGACGATACGATTGTGCTTATCTACAATGACACAACCTACTTGTGTCCGAGGATCCTTTGACCATGTCGCAACATGGTCGGCGAGATCAAGGAATCGTGCTGCCCACTTACTCATTTGCTTTTTCCTGCCTTTAAGATCCGATCACGCAAACCAGACGAACTATAATCGTGTTTCCTGGAAAGAAACTTTACTTGAAGATCTAAACCATATCCAGTATAATCATCACGGTGAAAATAGTCATCACCGAGGAATCGAACATCCCAATCATATCCAGTCAACAGGTTCAGTAGATCTGCTTCTGTGTCATATGGAATTATCTGATCAACATACTTACATGCCTCCAACTGAATATAACGCTCAGACAAAGCTTGAACAGGCTTGTTCTTCTCTGGTCGGTCAATCGTTGGGTCAGTCTGTAGTGCTACGACCAATCGGTCACACTGTTCTTTGGCTTCCTGCAGCATAAGAACGTGTCCTGCGTGAAACAGGTCAAAGCAACTGGCTGTGATGCCTACTCGTTCGGTGGAGCTATTAAAATTCATCGATCAAATCAATCATCTGTTTCATACGGTTTGCAATAAAGTAGTTCAGGAGACCACTGCGGTCACCACCCTTTTGCTTTTCGTAACTATCTATGATAGCTTCTTTAATATCTTCTGGAATACGCGACAAGTCAACCAGTTCACGGTTGCGCTGGAAGTTACGCCACATTTCATCACTGGTGATGAAGTCTTCTGGCTTCTGGTGCTTCCACTCTGCAACCTTATCTTTCTTCATGGGACGCTGGCGTGAACCAGTGACAAACGTATCATCATCTGATAGAATGTTGGGAACACCATCACCCTTATCACCCATGATAATGTGTTCCATAAGAACAGCACTAGGAGACTCTGTTATCTTAACAAACTTTTTTTGAACAGGAGCATACTGCTTGACGTTCGACCACTTCTGTAACTGATTGAAGTCATGGTCGCCCGAAAGCACGAGAAACGGCTCTGCACTAGGCAGAAGACCATCAGTGTTCGAAGTCTGACTATATTCAGCCAAAACACCTATTACATCATCTGCTTCTGCACCGTCAACATCGATAACAGGATACGGAAAGTGTTCTGACAATTCAGCACGAACCTGATGCAAGGCTTCGAAGATAGAATTCCAATCAAAGCCACTATCTGCGCGGTTCTTCTTACGATTAGCCTTGTAGTTAGGGAAGAACTGACGGCGCCAGTAGTGGCGATTATCACATGCAATAACAATCTCGCCAAACTCTGGTCCGAACTTACGCTTATAAGAACGGATTGAATTGATAATCATGTGACGAATAAGAGGCAGATTGACCTCTACATCACGGCGACCACCAAGTTCTGCCATCATGTTGCTAATTGCAACTTGGTTAAAATCTACTACAATCATTCGCTTTCACCCTTGCTTTTAGTTAAGACTTCGCGAATGTCATCCAGAAGATTTATTTCTGGACAGTGGACGCCAGCTTGACGCATATACATGCCTTGAATCATAACAGCAATAACGGCACAATCGCCGTTAAAGTTGTCATTCAACTTACCTAACTTCTTGTCTACGGCTCTTAAAATGCCATTCATACAAGCATGGGCAAAAGCCTCAGCGTCTTGATATGCAGCATATTCGGTAGCACCTTCAAGAAAGTAATTGTAGGATTCCAAATCTTCTTTTGTGGGCGGTGCCGCACGAGGTCGAAGATATGTAATGTTATCATTGTCTGACATTAAAAGACTTTCAAAATTAAAGTTGTTGCCGTGAGTCGAGGGCGCACATTCGCATTCTTACTTTTAACAGAAGAATACCATTTTGTCAAGTCTTTTTTAGCGGTCGCAGAAAATGCAGGAATCTGTTCTTCTGGCTTTCGAAGCAATTTGCAACTGGACATGGCCTCATCATAACCCACGAGAGATGCACCCTTTACAGTGATGCCGCCACCGACTGGACTATAATACTTGGAAATCTTCCGGGTCTTTGTATCGAACGCCCAGACTTCGCTACAGTTAAGAAGGTTGATGGGGTCAACGCTCTTGCCGAACTTAGGGTCTTCTACCAAGAACTTGATAGCCCGTACCAGTTTAGTTTTATCTTTGGGCTTCTTACTGCGAACCTTGGCAACTTGCTTACTAACATAAGCCTTCTTGAGGTCATTGACATAACCTTCGATAAGCTGGACAATCTTCTTGATGAGTGTGATACCAGGGAACGGGAAAGAATCCATGAACTCAATCTGTTCTTCGGTCAAAGTCTTTCTATCTGTCCGACGAAGTTCCAGAACTTCTGAATATTCTGCCAGAAGAGGCTGGAGCTTATCAGCACAAGCCGCATACTGCTTATCATTCATCTTATATGGCATTAAAATTTGAGCCATGTTCTTATTGTCTTCGCCAGTGATAAGATTTTCGATTTCATCATTTACAAGAGACAAGATGTAGGTAGAAGCCAGTTTAACGGGCTTGACTACCTTGATCACAGGAGCGGCAACAGGCTCATCATCGTCATCTGACTTGATGCGCTTGTTTGCTACTTCCTGAATCTTTTCCCAGATGCGGTTCTGGTGAACCTCGCTTACTGGGAAACCACGCATGGCAATTCGAGCCGTGTTGGCATAGGTTCGAGGTAGAAACTTATCCGGTACCTGACTGACAGCCTTTAGCTTCTCTTTATCGGCTTTGAACCAATCAGTAAGAAAAGCGCGACAGTCTTTGGCATCTACGATATAGTTATACCAGTTAAGAGCATTGCCGAACTCGCTTTGATAGTTTACAGGTTCATAACCATCAACCCACACGGGTTCGATGCCAACAAACTTCGACTCAGCAACAGGTACCTTAAGTTTATACATAATCACTCCTTGTCAATATATCTCATTATACGATATATCAAGGTATTTGTCAACCCTCAAATTTTACTGAAATTACAGTATCATAGCGAAAAGAACGCCATGCATTCTTATCGAGGTCCCATACGGCCAGCGAATCAGTAGGACCCTTTTTCTGAATTGATTCTTCGAGATCGGTTTGCTTTGGTAATACCGATTCTTGTAGGGTGCAACGCATTACCCGCTCATCACCATTCTGCTTCGTAAAAGTAACTGTGCCTACCTTAGCACGAAGATTGTTTGTAAGGTCTTCGCGCATTGCTTCAACGTCGGTCATCATTTCACATTCTCCTAATATTTTTTTCATCGACTACAATTTGACCTCTTGCATTTTTGCGAGGAGGGTCTGGCATAGGAACATCATGAGTAGAACCATGCTTCTCAAACTGAAAGAAGTCTGGAACTTCTGGTATGAGGGCTTTTGGTTTCTGCTTACGTATTTTCTTAGCTTTTGGCGTCTCGGTTGGAGCTTTCGGTTCATCCACTTCAACTGAGACAATATTCACTATATCTGATTCTTCTCGTTTTGTCAACCCTAAAAATGTCATATTTGCTGCAATTATCAAAAGAATTGCCAGCGGGTCGAAAACAAAGATAAGAATGATAATCATCATACGGACGGCCTTGTCGATGGTGGCATTATCACCACTCCCGTAGAACAGTTCCGCTACGTATTTGATTGGCCCTACTTCCGCTTCGAGTATGAGGTTCTCTGTTTTGAGCGGTATGAGATTAGTCTCAATAGTCTGAATGTTTGTAGCCGCAGCCTCAATTTCCTTATTAAGGGCCGCGCGTTCTCTCTTTTGTCTATTTCTAATGAAATTAGCATCGAGGATATTTTCGCTAGTAGTGAGTCGGTCCAAAGTATCCAGAGATGTTTGTGCATTCTTTAGTCTCCTTTCAGCCGAAGTCTTCTGACTTTCTAATTGTGCAATTTGCAATTGTGCTGAACCACCAACAGTGGTGTGTTCAATATGCGCTTTACTTAGATAGCCGAATACACCCATGCTGGTGATGAACGACAAGACTACCACTGCTATTGTAAAGTATGTCTTCAATAGCCTATTGGCAATCTTCCAGTTGCGATACACCCAACTTGCTGTCACAAGTTTAGCTAGTTCTAGGACAATACCCATAGCAGCGATTGCAATAGGTGAAGCAGGAAAGATGGCCATCAAGCCTAATATAGAAAAATAACCAGCTACACTAGTAATCGCTAGTGCTACCAGCATCAAGAGGGCTGCGAAAAACATCCAGGTCTCCAGTCAGGTAACTTTAATTCTTTCAAGTGCGATAGTCGTAATCTAACATTCCACATGTCATTGATACACCGATCATCAAATCGGTGCTCCCATTGTAGAATATGTTCAACTGCTTTTGCGTGAGATTTGCCGGCATATTCTGCAACAACTTCTTTACGCATTTCGCCTTCGTAGTTGGTAACATATGTAGAACTACCAAAATATTTTTCAAATAGTTTATCTGTCTTACATGAATAACCAATATAGTATTTGCCGTCGTCAAAGTAGGTGCAATAAACTCTATGCACTTTCTTTGGCAACGGCTTCTTCTTTTTAATAACCATTAGTTCACTCCGAGTGTGAACTATTTATTCGTCCTCGTCCCAGTCATCAAACTCGAGGTCTTCTTCGGCTATCTTGGTTCCACAAAACGGACAGTATTTAGTTTTGTAGTATTCTTCATCCAATTCATGCTCCACCAAAAACACGGCATCACATGAAAAGCATTCCTGTTCTTCCATTATGCAGCTCCCCAAACACTTTCCCATGTACCAGATAGAGCGCCCTTGGCGTAATCGGTAGCACGATTTTCAAAGAAGTTGGTGTGAGTAGGCGCATTAATCATTTCTTCGACCCAAGGCAGTGGATTCTTCTTGACTTTAAAAATGCCCTTCATACCAAGACTAATCAATCTACGGTCACAGATGTAACGAATATACTTTTTAACATCGGCTTCTGTTAAATCTTCCATCTCACCCATGGAGAATGAAAGTTCGATAAACTTGTCTTCCAGCTCTACCATCTTTTCTGCGATGGTATATATGCTAGACTTTAGCTCGT